GCCGCCTGTAATAACCAAGTGTTCGTCCTGCCACTCGTTAAATGGAAGGATTTCGCAGATACGTTCTGCAATACCATCTGTTGTAAGCATAGGACTAAGATCTTTAAAACGAGGATCCCAAGAAGCGTAGCTATCACAGCCTGTACTAACAAGCGGAAGTTCTTCGTATTTTGTATAAGGTTTTCTTTCATGCTGTATAAAAATGTCTTCAACCTCATTACTTAACTCTCCTTTAGGCATACCGAATCCAGCACACTTAAAATTACAGCCAAATGTACGTAAGAAAACAGACGGTACACCCATGTAACGTCCTTCACCTTGTATGCTATAAAATAATTCTGCGATTTTAATTTTACTCATCGTCTTTTTCCAAGTATTGTGTTATTTGATCTTCTGCATCAATATAACTTTCTGCCCATACAGTAAAGGTTGCTACACCTTTTGTTGCGTAGATATCAAACGGAACAGTACCATTTGGAATCCAATTTTCCCCTACTTCTCTTTTAATTTCAAATTTTTGTAGGGTGGTATTTTTCATACGATTAATTAGTTCGTCGGATATTTGTTTTGCTGTATTCATACACAATCTCCTTGTTCTGCTATTCTTGCCGCAGCAGATTTTTCCTTGCGTTCAATCCTAAAGTTCTTAACATCTGCAATAGCAGTTTTTAAAGTTTCTGCATAGTTGAGTGTTTGTTGTTCACTCATACTAATAGTTGTTTCTACACGAACTGCACCAGTAGTCCACAGCTCCCATGTAACTTTTAGACGAGTCCATAGGCCGTTAATAATGTCTTTTACAAACCAATCAATTTCCTGCCAATACACGCTATCTATGTCATAGCGTTTTTCAAATAGTTCTGACCAATAGTTAGTTTTGGCAGTAGCATAAATGTTTACATTTACACCTGTTTCATCTGCTTCTATTTCTACATTGTGATCGTGATATTCTTGACCGCATCCACACACTACTTGATAGAACTTACTGTTACCAAAGTCGTTACGTTTTAAAATGCCTTCTGCTGGAATTTGAATTTTCATTGTATTATAGGCCTCTCAAACTTTTTAACTTGATTTCTATTCGCAGAAATACTATCAACCATACTTTCATATTCGTCTTGGCTTAGTGCAGTTTTATAAATTGACAGCGCCTGCGTCATCATAATTGCGGCAATAGCCAATGGACTGTGATCAACGCACATTTGATCTGTAAACTTTAAATAGTGTTCGTATAAATTTTCTAATTGGCTATCGTTCATCTTGGCGCAAACTCCTGTTGTAATTTAATATTATCCATAAACTCTTTCTTTGTACCTGCGTCGTTTTTAAACGCACCTTTGAGTACAGTAGTCTGAGTTAACGAGCTATGTGCCATAATGCCACGGTTTTCACAGCATCCATGTGTAGCTTGAATGTATACGCCTATGTCTTTGGCTCCTGTGGCTTTTTCGATCTCCCGAGCAATATCATTACAAAGTTCCTCCTGGAGAGTTCCACGTCTTGCACACCACTGTGCGATACGTGTGTACTTTGAGAGTCCGATAAGTTTCTCAGCAGCAATAAGACCAATATAAGCAACGCCAGTAACGGGTTGGTGATGATGGCTACACATACTGCGAAGCTCGCTACGAACAACCAACATACCTTCGTAACGGTCCGTCGTGTCGTTTGGAAATGCTGTTGCGTCTGGTGCTGGTTCATATCTACCTGCCATAATTTCGTTAAAATACATTTTAGCAAGGCGTCGAGCTGTGCCTTTACTATTTGGATCGTTTTCGCGATCAATCAGCAAACGATCAAGCACTAGTTCAAATGCTTCAGTTGCCTCGTCAATTAGGCGTTCTTTGTCGCCTTCATGTAAATAATCGCTAATGTTGTCGCCAGCCCAAAAGCGTTTACCTTCACGCTTCATCTTAAAGCGAAGATGATCTCCTAGATATGCTTCTTCATATCCTCCATCACCTGCCATTGCATCAAGTGCAGTTTCTTTCTTAATGTATACAGGTTTACCTAGCGGTTCGTATACATCAGGTTTAAATGTTCTGTCAATTTCTGTATTAAGTACAGGATCTGGTGTAAATTTTGTTGTCAATTAAATTCTCCGAGTTAAGGCGGTGGATCGCCATATTTGTATATTATACACTATTATTTAGGTTTTTGTACATCTTTTTGATAATTTTTTACTCTTGCCTGTCTACAAGCCTCTCGCATTTGAGGAGTAAAGTCTGGACTTATTTCACTCCAAGTACAATCGATAACAACTACATCGCCTCTTTTTGGAGCAAAATAAAAAACAAGACTAAACGCTATAAAAACAGCCACAGCCAAAAGTGCTATTTCTATATCTTCTCGCTTAACATTATACGACATAAGTCCGCATCCTTTTTTGTTTTAAAATGAAAATCCATATAATCCGGTGTTGGATGACTAGTAAACCTGTCGCCTGGTAATCCAAATACTTCTACAACATCAGCGCATACTTCGTTCCACCAATATTTGTCTTGTCCGTTCCATGGTAAACGAATGAGTTTTTCTTCGTCTGGAGAAAGAAATTCTTGTCCAAACACTTTATGTTTTTGAATTTCTTTTTTCATTTTTTAAAACTTTTAATTCATCTTCTAAATAGGCTTTGTATTCGCTGAGAACTTCAAATTTTCGACTAGCATCGCCTGTGGACTGCAATTCTCGCATGTCTATATCCACTTTGGCAATTTTTTCTTGTAGAGCTTCGATAGTTAAATCGGTTTCAGTTTTCATTCTTTCTTCCTACTACCAAAACGCAAACCAGTTGCGCTTCCAAATAATAATAAGAATGCCGCCCAAGTTTCCCATGTATAAGGTATTGCTAATACTGGAAATAGTGTATTAAGAGACCAAATACCAAGAAGCGGACCAAGTACAATAACTGCTACTAATAGACTAAGTCCTAAAATAAGTTTTAAAATACTTTTAATCATAACCAAAATTCCTCCCAAGGATAAACTAACCAACAGTCTTCTTCTCGTTTATCGACAGTCCAGACATGATAGTCTGGGTCTTTAAATTTACTACCATAGTTATGTGTTAGAACAGCAAAGCGAACACTATCGCCCCAAATCTGTTTCCATTTAGGATCATCGGGAAAACAGCCACTAGGCCAATCTTGTTTAATCCAATTAATTGTAGATCCTTGGTCGTTGATATCGTCTACAATTAAAATTTGTTTGCCTTTAAAAGCATCTTCTGCCATCCACAAGTTACTTTCGCCGCCTTCGCCGTCACGTAAACTGACATTAAGAGTATGCATCTTAATACCGGTGTATTGACTCAACAAGTTAGCAGGAACAAGCCCACCGCGGGTTATACCAACAATATAGTCTGGCTTCCAATTATGTGCAGACATTTGGCGAGCAATATCTAATACTGCTCCTTCGACTTGCTTCCAGCTATAGTAAACTTTCTTCATGCAGTTAGCCCGTACGCCAATGACTGCAATTCTTCTTTAGTCATGTGAAAATTATATGTGCTAGATTGCCATACTTCACCATCTTTACCTAGACTTTCTTGGATTAAATCAATATTGAATAATCCTTTAGGACTAATAGCTTCCCATTTTTCTAAGCGAAGTCTAAAACCTTCACTTTCTTTAATAACCATTTCTTTTGCTGTGTGAGCAACGTCTGGGTGTAATTCTCTCATTCTTCTTCTCCTTTGATTGATTCCCACATTCTATATTTGGATAATTCCTTAATATAGTCGTCATACATCTTTTTGAGTTTTGGATGTTTAGCTTCTAGTTTAACATCTCGTTCAGGAATAGTCAATACCTTTTCAATTGTCTTTAATCGTTCTTCCAAATCTTGACCATTTATAATCACGTTGCCTTTAACTTCTAATCCTGCTGGAGCATTTTGGACAGTTAAAACAGGATTAACCCATGTGCTTGATGTTGTTCCGTTAGCAAATGTTATGTTAGATGTTGCTGCTGTGTTGTTTGTTATGTAAGTATAACTCATTATGGATCCATTTATTTTTTACGAGAAAACCCCATTCTCGTTTTTGCGGACCTGGCATAAACAAAGTCCACGGAGTTATCCCTTCTTGAAGTTCAATTCGATGATAACTGCTAGAACTACAAACACGAAAATGGCCAGGACCTCTCCAATGACGAATTTCACCAATCATTTCGCCTTTAGTATTAAATTCTGGAACCCATTCGTAGTATCCGCCTGCAAGTATAAGTGTTGCATATGGCCAAGGATGATCGTGTACATCACCAGGATCACCTTTGTGAAATTTATGTAAGAATACGTTAAACGGGAATGTTTTACGATCTTTTAGAAAAAGGTAGTATCGTGTAAGTAATGGCTCGTTGCACTGACGATCCATAATAATTCTTTTTCGATCATGCGCCTCTAACCAATTAAGGACGAATTTTTTTATTCGGTGGAGCATCATAGTCATCCTTTACTAACAAATAAGTTGTTTTAAATTTTTCAAAAGCAATTTTGAGGCCGGGATATTCTTCGCACATTTTTTGAATTCTATTCCAGTCGGGAAAACTATTTTCCCATTCAGTAGGGAACAAACTAACATCTATGCTTGTGACAGGACCAATCGATATCGATCCAGCACCACCGTTTGATATTGTATATGTTCCTGAAGCACCGCTACCACCAAGTGTAACCGTGCTATATGACCCAGTGCCACCACCGAAGCCGCCTGCCCCGCCTATAATTGTCGGTTGTGTAATAGTAATAGTATCCAATGATGAAAAATCTAAAACATCAACCGATGAGCTTGAGTAAGTTGTCTGCGCTGAAGAATTGTTCATGTAAATCTCTCGCTTGTTTGTGTACAGTTGGAACAAACTTTGTATAGTTTTCCATAAACTGTATAATCTTACTGCATAAAAATGGTCTAGATGCTTCGTAAGATTTAAAATCTTCTGTCCAAGTACTTGGATACTTAAATGTGTCGTAATACATTTCTGTGTAACTAAGTCTGTCCGGAACCATAGGAATAGCGTCAACCACCGCACCTTCATAGCAACTAATGCCTAAAGTTTCTTGTAAGTTTGCGCTAAACACTATCTTTGCTTCGCCTAACAAGTTATGATATTCATTTTTTGTTAGCTGTTGATCCTGACACACTACAAATTCATACTGCGGTAAGTGTGTAGCTAAGTCTCGAAAAATCTCAACTTGCTTCTCGGGTGCGATGCGATGCGGGAAAAGAATAAGGTTACGCTTAGGCATATTCTTATACATTTTTAATGTATCTTCCATATACTCCATTGGCCAGCCTGTGCGTACATATTTGCTAGATTCTAACATATCTGCTTTATCTTCCTCTTCCCAAGGATTTTCAACCATTCCGTCATTGAGTAAATTATGATGGAACATGTCGATATGAAAGTTAGTAGCAAAATAGTTATGATCAAACGCTGCAAAGAAACTTTTCTCTGCATGTCTAACCCAAGGCTTATTACCAACGAGACGACCCAAGAAGTCTTGCGGGTCGTATGATCCAGCATGCCATAAACCATGTGTGGTTACTGGGATATTCAGTAACTCACTCATGTATTTTAAGTTTATGATACCAGGATGCCAAGCATCAGTAAAGATAAAGTGATCACCGGAACAAACGGTTCCGTTACAAAATAAACGCCCCATTTGCTCAACTTGGCTAGACTTATAGATATTAGTGCCGCCAAAATTAAGAAAGGCGCCAGGAGTAGTGGCACTAGGAATGTCCGTAGGACCAGAGATAATTTGAACATTATGACCTGCCTTTCGTAAAAGATGTGGTACATGGGTCTTCCATTGACCCGTGTACCTTGTTTCTACAGCTTCTAAATCAATTAGAAAAACGTTCGCCATTGTGACGTTTTCCTTGATACGGCTTGCGTTCGCCATTCCATTGTTTTTTCTCACCGTTCCATGGCTTACGTGGTCGTGTGCTACGCTCGTATTGTTGCCATACTCTAGATTGGCGATTATATAAATCTGCTTCGTTATATGGAAGCATTTCAAATCGACAGAAGTCGAGAAGTTTATCTAAGTCATCAAAAATTTTGACAACATCGGGACGATTTTCAAAGTAACTGTAATCGTTGTAGTTCTTAGCCATTATAGCCTCTTATTAGTATTTTATGAATGAACCATTTTCTCCGTCTTCGGAGACCTCAATCCAAACCTCGCGGCCTGGATACTTTTGCTCAATGATGTCGTACAAATCGTCAGACATCATTTCACAACTCTTATAATCAAGGCTTAAAACGGCACCTTGACCATTATACAGCGACTCGAGCCATCGTTTGAATTGGATGAATTCGATGTCCCTGTCATTGTGTTGCACACTGATCCACACCCTGAAATGAAAGATGTGGCGATGAGGATAACCCAAAAATGATACGTCATATTCGTCTCCTGTTGCTAACGCAGGATCTGTTAGCGCCGCAGGATATTTATGAATACCTTCCTTGCGGAAAGTTACCCAGATCATTTTGTTAGGTCGAATGTCTTGTTTAATTTTCATTTGATTTCTTTGTCTTGCGTATATTGATCCCAATATGTAAATTTATCTTTACTCATTAGGCTGTGTAAGTGATGTGTCCATACACCGGGATTTGTAGCACCCCATGTACGGTCATCTAGTTTAAGTGTTGCATTATAGTTTAGTTGATTAATGTAGGGCAACTTTACACTAATCATAGGAATAAATTTAGGATATTCATTATAACAAGATTCCAGTACACCTTCGATGTGTTCTACACCAAAGTCTAATGCTACCCAGTAACCTTCCTTTAGACAACCTACAATGACTTCGTCCCAGCGTTTATATTCTTCGTGTGAGATGGATTTAGGATTAAAACTTTGACTGGTGCCAAAGTAAATTTGTTTAATACGTTTGCTTTCATCTAGATATGCCTGTGTGTCTCCAGCAATACGTAGTATTTCTTCTAGAGGAGGTGTACCAACTACAAATAGTGTGTACATTCCATAAGCAACAGTATGCTCTACTTCGTAACCTGTAAAGTATGTAACACCTTGTCGTTCTTCAGTGTTTAATCCCATTTGATATAACCTCTACTGTAGCCATTTGGACGATCCACACCATCCGCAAATGCCTGTTGCCACTCTGTGTTTCTATTATAACCTTTTGTCCAAAAATTATCAACCTCTAGTTTACCGTTTTCTATCATCCAAACTGCATCTTTCATACATTGATGAAAATTTGAATTGCGTGGACTTGGTTTGATTGTAGTGCAAGCCTTCCAAAGTTGTTGCTGGGCTTCTTCTTTACTTACGGCTTTGCCAACAGCATCAACAATCGACGCATTATTATTTAGGTTTATATCAATGCCTAGTTCATATTTTCCAGACAAGTCAATAACTACATCGTAACTTTCACTAGTACTAACTAATAGTATATCTCCCCATAAGTCGATATTACTAGAACCTACTACATCTACATTTTCGCAATGTTTAAATTTAGTTAAAGTATGATAAGCTACCCACGCTAAAAATCCACTTCCAATTATAAGTATCTTGTCTTGCTTAGAACAATTTGCAACATCTACTGCGTTGATTCCGCAAGCAACAGGTTCGATAATATAGCGAGGATGTGCTTCTGGTATTTGTACATACTCATCTTTACGAACATTATAATAGTCTGCGTATGCTGGCTCGCCTCTAGTGGCTACAAAATTGCCCTTTTCTACATTGGTGACTTCAGACCCGACGTCTACAACTTGTCCTAATCCTTCGTGTCCTTGCATACTAAGAGGCAATGGTCCAAAGTTACCTTGCATCATATCAATATCGCTACGACATACACCAGTCATAATAGCACGGACGCAGATATCTGTTGGTCCTAATGAAGGAAGTTCATATGTTACTTCTTCAAAACGACCTTGACCCAATGTTTGTAAGCAACGAACTATCATATATTTTCTATTCTTTCGTGAATCCACAAATCAATCTCTAATTGTTCATTCCAGAAATTATCGTTATCTACGTTTCCTATCGCATCTTTAATCATTAATTCGTATGCATATTCTGGACATAGTCCTAACTCTATAATATCAACTGATTTATCTTGATTTATAAACTCAATGTTTATTTTTTCTTCTGTTATTCTACGCCAATCTGCTTCAAGATTCCATTTACTAGCAAAAGAAAAATGACACTTGTCATCTACATCATAAACGCCGTCAACATTTACAGTTCCGTAATTAGTATTTGCAATATCTTCTAAACTCCATCGAGTCATGGAACTATAGCCATTTAGCATATCTGTTCGCCAATTAGGATTTAATGCAACATACAGGCTTAGTAAGTGTGGCATTAAATCTCGGCTCACTCCTCCATATGCTAATGTTTTATTAGTAAACCAACTACCTGGATTTGGAACTCGATCTTTGTTAATCCAGTTTATTTTAATCGATTTTGCAGACTGTGCTTTTGTTTGTAGTTCAGATATGTTATCTCGCCACATGTTATTTTTAACCATGATAAAACGAGTATTTGGAAAATTGTTAATCAGGCTCTGCCACGATGTTTTATCTTTAACACCAGGTTTTTCAACAAAAATAATTTTACTAAACGGGGCAAGTTTAGTTGCAATATCCAAGTGAGTACAATTTGGAGTACAAATGTTTACAGTATCAAATCTACCATAAGAAAAAATAGCCGATTCAATAGTTGGGAAGTCGGCACCTTTTGATATATCCCCGTCAACCGTTATAACTTCGTGGTTGAGTTTTAATAAAATGGATTTGTACAATTGGCCAAAACCCATTCCAACAACTAAACTTCTCATATTTTTTCCTTTTTTGATTGTTCATATTGAGCCATTAGTCTTGTAACTGCTTCCATACGTTCTTGAAACACATCGGGCGCACCTTCTGCGGCACGAGTCATATCCCAGTCACTAGGGTAGTGTCGTAGCATAGAATGAGCATGTTCTCTAATAATTTTAGGAACTCTTGGTGTATGCTGTGGATTGCACAAGTCTAACAAAAATCTGCGAGTCTGTATAACGGCACGATAACGTTCGTCTGGTAGTGTCATTCTTTTACCTGTAATTCTAGCTGGTCTAATTTGGATTCTTCCTCGTCGGTGAATTCACCGTCGTCATGTGATTGTACACTATCTTCTTCTACTTCGTCAAACAATTCGAAGTATTTGGTACTAGCATTAACCGTTTTCTTACCAACAGCACCCCTAGTTCCAGGTATTGCTTGCCAAAATCTGTCAAATTCGTCAATAATGGCTTCTGCATCGCCTCTGTTAGAAGTTGCAAACACAGCTTCAATTACATCTTTGAAGTAGGTTCTTTGGAAACGTTCTTCAACTAACATGTTTGGACATAAGCCTGCATCGTATTGACGATTAGCTTCTTGTACGCTATTGATATGTTGCCATACATTATGACCCATCATAATAGCATAACTGAAACTATCCCACGATGTTTTACCTTCTTTGCCTATCTTATTTAGGTCGCCAGGTTTGTATATACAAATATCCTTAATAGGAACACCGTCCATAACAGGGCTAGTTGTAAATGACTGGAAAAAGTTATCCTGAATTACTGCGTCTTGGAAGAGCCTTGTGTCTGTTGCATATTTTTTGTCATCAATAGACGGCAACATTCTGTAGAGCCATTTTTTCCTGTCTTCGATTTCTGTTTGGACATAGATTTGTCCGTTTGCAGTTGCGAGGAACGGTGAGGCGCAATCAAAAGAGATGGTAAAGTTTTCATTATGATATTTCCTTACAGCACGTTGAATGTCTGTGAGCAATAGTGCCCACTCTAATTTTGATGTACCTAAGAAATGCATCCAGTCTTGCTGGCCTTTTTCTAATAGTCCATCAAATCTCAGTGCCACTAGTCGTTTTAAGACTAAGTGTACATCGCACATATTCTGTCCGCCCATAGCCCAACCGTTAAATGCACGGTCACCATAGACTTTAGGATCGCAATATTTTTTCATTCTATCATACCAATCGTCTGCATCAGTATGATTTTCACCTTGGAGAACATTTAAGAATTTACAATTACCATTGCGATTGTTTACAAACCAATCATTGTTAATATAAGTACCTTGAACTGCTTCTGCGTATGTTGTAATGCCTGTAGCTTTTTGACCAGCAGGACTACGAGCAACCCATGCCGGGATATCGAGACACATACCATAGTCCATAAGTGCATCCATCCACTTGAGAACTTGTTCACGTTTCTTTTGTGCTTTAGGACAGTTAGGATTTTTCCAGTCCCCTTCCCACACACCTTTACCAATTTGGAAGCCGCCTGAATCACCTAGTACCCAACTAGTATTACGATTGCGATTACGGAACATATCCTCGCCGTCGTCTTGTTTGTTTAGGTCTAGATTTGCATGTCCTGCGCTATACAAACAATGATCGTAGTAAAATAATCCTTTGTCAGGATCTAGATAATTTAAACTTTCAACACCATTTTTCCATACAGCAGGTATACGTGCTGGATCAACATAATTGCCATAACGCTGTTTGCCGATAAAAGTAGCATAGAAGCCGCTTGTTGCTGGCAAAAAGTATGCATAGTCGTTTTGTGCCGCCGTTAAATTTTTATTCATCTCGCTGTATCCAACATTCATAATACGGATCGTATGCCCAACCTGTTGGAGGATTAAGAGGATCGTATTTTTCTGGATGAGTGAACGGAGTCATTGGTGGCCTGTATAGTTTATTATAGTTGGCTGCAATTTCTAATCGTATCTTCTCATCCTTAATTTCGTGAGCCATTATTCCTTCGGGAATAGTTTCAAATTCTGTCCATCTAAATAATTTAGGCAGTTTCATTTTAGTAAGTGTTGTGCCAATACCATGCAACTAATCCAAGTCCAAATAGTATTAAACCCAACTAGTGTAGGTAAAAACTTTTTATTACTAGCCCATATAAGTGCTAAACTAGTTGCTAAAGTTAAAAAATATAAGTACCAAAGACTGATTCCAAAAATTAATCCTGGAATAATAATAACAGCCTTTGCCGCCCAACTAATGAATTCCACAGTATTATAGTCTGTCCAGTATTCTCTAGTAAACCACATGCCATAACACTCTTTTACTTTAGTCCAACCAGTTCGACTATACACTACATAGATTAGCACTAAAAAGGCTAGATTAGCAGAAATTATTTGAGTAGTATTCATATTATTTGCTCTGTGCTGGTAAAATGTAATCGTAAACAGCAACACCGCTGTCTACAGTAATCATCATTGCGCCAACATCCGCAATTTTCATAGTAATGTTTCCAGACAAATTAAGAATACTCATAACTTGTACAACCGGCCACGACCAAGTTTGCTTTAGTTTACCAGTAACTCCTGATTGGAAAACAAACTCTCCTGCGTGTGTACTTGCATCACCAAAACTGAATACTAGATTATCGTTTTCGCTTTTAACTTGGAACACACTTTCTTCGCTGTGTGCGTTTGCTTGAAACTTCAAACGTTGAATTGATGCAACACTTGGCTCAAATTCAATATCCCATTTAGCACCTTTAAACTTAACTGACTTTAGTTTTTCGTTAATGATTTCTGTATTCATAAAACGATAGTCGTTTTCAAAGTCACCGTCTTTATTTTCAAAGTGTAAGCCTGTAGGAATTTCTTCTCCGTTACGCTGTGCTTTAGTAACACTAATCTTAGCGTTTTCTTTATATTCTGGACACTTAAGATGAATGTCTAGTTTATTTAGGTTTGGCATACCAAACACACCTGTAAATTCATCAACTGGTGTTTTTGTTTTTGCATTAACAATAACTGAACGGTCTTCAGCCATAGCTTCGATTTCAGTAGCTTGTTCAGTAGAACTAACTTTAACCAAAGGAATAAATCCTAGGCTATGAGTGTGTGCTACCAAGTCTTGTAAAATATCTTTCATATGATTCTCCATGTTTAGTGATTATATTTAGGTTTTTTGTAAAAGTCAAGGCTCATTTCTTACTTTTTTGTTATATTCGACTGCTGATTCAACCAAACTAATTGGCGCACCTATAGTGTTAGCCCATCGAATAAATGCTTGTGTGTCTTTAGGAAAACAATGTCCTCCCCAGCCACGGTATCCATCTGGACCAGGTACTAGTGTATGCCCTGAACCAATTCTATTATCTTGTGATATAATATGTCTAACTGTTTCAAAAGACATGCCTGTCTTTTCGCATAAGTCATAGACTTGATTGAAGAAGCTGGCTTTTAATGCTAAAAAACTGTTTACACTATACTTGACTAAACAAGCCTCTTCTTCGGTACAGTTTAAAATCATTTTACAGTTTGGCAATGTATTTTGAAATAGATCCTGCCAGAAACATTCTGGATCCTCTCCACCTATTACAACATATTTTTGATTTAAGAAATCTTTGTCAGCTGTATTGGCTCTTAGGAATTCTGGACTGTAACAAATACTATGATCTGGATATATTTCTTTGAAGCCTTCTACAATACCAGGTGTCACGGTACTCTTAATAAGAATAGGCATAAACACCGGGACATAATCTAATACTTCGGCTATTATGCTGGCATCGCAAATTCCATATTCTGTTGTAGGAGTAGGAACACATACAATGATGCCATCTGCATCGTGGTGATCAATAATTTTAAAATCTGTATACTGCGGATCGTGTATAACAATTTCGTGCTGATCTTTTAATGCATTAGCAACTGCTTTACCAACAAATCCGTAACCAGCAATTATAAATTTCATATTAAAATTCGAACAGGCTGTTAAACGTGTTCTTCTCCTCAGTTGATTTAATATCCCAGTTCAATACGCCAATAAGGTTGGATAGTTTGTTATCAATAATAGTTGCTTCCATTTCATCATGGTCAAAAGGTAAATCTTTGAACCACTGTGGCAAACGCAATTCATCTACTGGATATGCAACACTAGTAAATCCTAAAGGATTTTGTTTTAGTTTACATACAATAACTTTAGCACCGTCTGTAATATTCATCGAGTACTTGTCGTTGTACATACGCTTCAAAGTATTCCAATTGATACTTGCACGGACATGTCCTGGCATATTGGCTTTACCAGCTTTCTTTTCTTTAGCTTCATATTCAGTAATGTTATTTGCTCTCTTAGGACTTCCTTTTTCCCAACCAGGACGAGCTTTAAACGCTGTACGGAAATGTGTAATGTGTTCTAATACTTGTTCTTCTGTAGCACCAGTTAACACCATTTCAAGGACATCGCTTAAGAAGTTTTGAATAAATTCAGGTGTATCACTACGTTTAAGATCTAGACCCATGGCCTTAATCTTGCCTGGTTTGCCATCGACGTCTGCACGTTTGCCTTCTTTGTCATAGTAAAGAACAGCATAACGCTTCTTAGTAATAAACAAACTCTTAGAACCAACAATTTCACGGCCTGCTTTAATAACTTCACCACGTGTTTTTGGTACATGAAATGCATCTAACATAAACTGTGGAAATGTTGTGTTTACTTCTTCGCCGATTTGGTCATAGAGTTGAACTACAGTTTCTTTAGTCCAAGGTATATGACCTGCATCAATTTCTTTCTTTAGGGTCTTATAAGCAGAGAAATAACAGGAATCGGTGTCTCCGTAGATGATTGCTTTACCCACGTGGTTATATTCTCCCGCAACAATCTCATTGACTTTTCCAGCCATATGCTTTGCGATCTGTCGCCCTGTAAGAGTTGTAGATTGGCCGATACGTTTATCAAAAAAGCGACAGCCAGGATTAAGAATGGCGCCATAGAGCGAGTTAAGGTTAATCTTCTTGACCAACTGTCTCTTGTCCCAATACTCTTCTTCAATTTTGTTACCAGCATTTATAGCCTCCTTTAACTTGGCCTGCATTTCTTTACGTTCTGCATACCAACGTTTTAGTAGCCCTGGAATAATTCCTTCCTTTTCATAAGTGAAGATAGTGCCATTTGCTGAAAGCATCCAGGGCTGATTGCTTTCAAAAATCAATCTATAGACTTCGGCGGCACTAACAACATCACTAGTTCCATCTTCCCAGTCAATGGTAATGTCAGTTCCAATTTCTTGATTCATTACTGCTGTGTACTCTAATGATCCAAATACACCTTCCCACGCTGCCGCAAAGCTCTTGCCTTTTGCCATTTGGTTTTGCAAGAAATCTTCAGTCAGTGTTTGACGTAGCTGACCAACAATAGTTTCAGGACCCATGTTAAGCGCACGAATGGCACTTGGATAAAGACTGTTAATATCTAATGATCCTACCCAGTCTTGAATACCTTCTTTAGGATATGCAACGTAAGCACCGGCGGCCGCAGTATCTTCACGTTCGCTCATCTTTGGACGATTTGGTACAACAAATCCTCTACGATGTGCTTCGTTAATAATGGCCTGTTCTGTCACAGCAACAGCACCCATTGTTGTTTGTAACAATACTGTGTTTTCGTGTGCCAGTGTGTTGGCTAGGTCTAAGAACTTTAGTTTCTTATCAAGTCTGTCCAATAGCGCACAGTCTTGTCTGTTGTATTCGACGAACGTTTTAAAATCGTTGTTGTAGAGTTGGTCCAAAGTTCCTTCATATTGAGTCTTTCTTTCGCCAAGTTCGTATTCCGCGATGGCATCCAATCGATAGGAGTGTCTTTCTTCATATGTGTACTTTCTATAAAGTTCAAGATAGTCTACGTGAACACGACCGATTAAGTCATAAGTTGTAGCAGTACGACCAAATTTTTCATATTCACGTTTACGAGGAAATTGATCAAACAAACAAAAACGTCTTGTATCTTCTTTGCTAAGGACTTTGGTAACACGATTAACAGTATATGGAATATCAAAGCCTTCACTGTTCCAACCTGATAATACATCTGCTTCTTGTATTAGGTCTAAAAATGCTATGAGCAAATCCGCTTCGTTGTCAAACAACATTGTGTTTGGAAAGTCTTTAACCATTTCCTTAGCATCTTCCATGCTAACACCTTTTGGCGGAATAGCCAAACATACCATAGTGTCTAACCATTGTAGGTGAACTGCAATAGCAGTGATTGGCATGAAAGCATCATCTGGACTTGCGTAACCACGCTCGGGGTCAAAGTCTACCTCAATATCGAAAAATGCAGCATTTAGTTTAGGCGCATCTTGATTGAGATAATTTTCACTTAGTGTAACAAAGATTGGATTGATGTCTGCTTCGTATAGAGTTTTGCCACTATTAATGGCCATTTCTTTACGTAGTTCTTTTGTATTTTTACAAACGATACGGCTTACTGCTTCGCCGTAGATTGAAATATGTTTGCCCTTAGGGTCTTTAACATATAATGTGTGACGAACTGGAATATCTCTAAATTCTCTTTCGCCTTTTTTGTTGCGTTCAACAACACGAATAATATCATTATCGCGGTCAAACCAAGCGTCTACATAAGACATAAATTTTTCTCTCCATGCGATTTACGGCTCGCAAATACCTAATATGGCAGATTATGGCCTGCCGCACCCATATATTATACTATACTTAGATACGTTTTGTAATATCCAAAATAGCTTCAATTTCTTCCCAATCTTCATTGTAAGCCTGCCAATCGCCTTTGTGTGCGATTTTAATTGCTTTGTTAATGACACTGGGTTTTACTTGTAATTCTTCAGCAACTGCTTTAACAGTTTCTTTTAGGCCTTCTTGTAAATCTTCAATTTCACGTAATACTGTGGAACCTTCGCTAATTAGTCGTTCCAATTTTGCCTTTTCTTCTGCGCCATAGTTGCGTCCAGCCATGTAAATCTCCTAGTAATAATGCCTATTATATATTAGTTATCTTAGTAATGCAAGCTCAAAGACAAAAAACGGCAAAATAAATTTGCCGTTTTTATGAGCTTAAAAATGTTATCTTCGAACACCTTGACCTGGATATGTTGGTGTTGCAGCTGATTTTTTTGCTAGATCTTCAGCACTTGCACTAACACCGGCTCTACCAAAAACTCTAGCATTTGAATCACCACCTGCTGTAGCCGCTGGTTGAGGTTGAACGCCGCCTTCTTTAAATCCTTCTGGCGCCTTGGCACCAGCTGCAACAGCCGCCTTAATTGTTTCAGCTGTTTCTGGATCAGTTGGCCAACCACCATATAATTGAGCAAGAAGTTTTTCAAGATCTAAAAGTTGACGTTTGCGTTCTTCTTCTTTTGGATCTACTTGCGGTTGAACTGGCGCTGGCCCAGGTGCTGGTCCTGGTCCTGGTCCTGGTCCTGGTCCTGGTTGCGGTTCG